CTGTCCAGATTCATAGTCTTCGCCAAGGTAAGACTTGATTGCTTCTGGGCTGGTCAACTCTACTCGGTTGTCTTCTAGATGATGCATAACCAAGTCAAGGTAGTCGTTGACGCCGTCTTCTAGTTCAGTATCCCGATCAAACTCGTCGTCTTGTTTCTGTGACAGTCTTTCATTTGCAAACTTCAAAGCTTCTCTCATAATAAGCTTTGCAACGTCATGAACGTCCATAGCAACTCCTGCGGCCTCATTCAAACCCGGCTTTGCGGGCCTAACGTTACGAATAGTAACTCTCTTGCCTTGATTATCTTTTAGGAATCTTGTCCGGGCCTCACCAGCACTCAGAGCTTTGTACTTTGTGGTTCCCTTAGATGTGCCGTCGTTGCTTTGCATTTCGTACTCAATTTCGAATGTTTGTACTTGCTCAGCAATCAATACACCATCTGGATTTTCAGCTTCATCTAGAACTTGAACTCTCTGGATTCTGACTGGACCAAACTTGTAATAGACATAGTCCATCGCGTCCTTGCGGTTTTCTGCTCTAACCTCGACTGATCTGACATCTTGTGGCTCGTCTTTGTCGAAGAAGTAAAGCTTGAAGATTCTTTCTTTTGCTTCTTCAAGTTCTTCTTTTTCTGTGTCACAGGACTCTTTTAGTTTGCTCTTCTTGGCAATGTTTGTTGCTGCGCCATATGCTACAGACTTCCAATCTTTTCCGTAACGGGCCTTCATGTCTTTTGCTGATTTCTTGATTCCCTTCACGACTTTTTCCTTTTTCTTTGTTTCTTTCTTTGTTAGACTGCGCTCTTCCAAGAATTCAATTTCGACTTTCTCGATTAACTCTAGAGCCTTCTTTTCCACAGCAGATTCGCTCAACCCAGAAATTACAGAAGACTTTCCGTCAACACTTAGCTTGCACTCGACTAGCTTGCCTGTCTTTGAGATATTGTAATCGACTTCCATGGAAGGAACGTTGGATTCCATGACATAGAGTTTAACCGCAGTCTTACCTTCTTTTTTGGCTTTCTTCTTTGCAGCTTCGACTGCTTGCTTGGAAACTTGTGAATAGGCACCATCAAAGAACAAAAGGTCTTTTGGTTCGCGAGAGCCAACACCGAAAGCCCACTTACCATTACCTGCTGGCTTCTTGCCGTGGTTGTAAATGTAGTGTGAACCGATAACGTTAACTTCGATGTCCTTTAACCCTTCCTCGTCAGCAACAGTAGTTGCTTTGATTTTCTTTTTCTTCTCTTCAGGGGTCTTCCCGTCTTCGAGAGGCTTCTCGATCTTGGCAAGGACTTTTTGTTTCTCCCCCTTGCTCTCCAAGACCACAGTAGCCACATCTTCGTTAATGGTCAGTTCCACATCATAACCAGCGTATGATTGGAGTTCTGCCCAAGTTTGAATGTCTTCGTGTGACATTGCTTCTTCTAGAATCTGAATAAGCATATTTTGATATCCTTGTTATTTTGTTAAGTCTGAAACTTTTGGTGAAGACCAGAATCTGCAATTTTCATTGTGCCATCTCTTTATGTTTCCGTGGTTGGTTATTTTACCACACACATTACACGAAGACTTCCCATTAAGGCTGTGAGGCGCAGCTTTAATAACTTTCCGTTCTTCAGCCAAATTTTCAGTTTCGTTAAAGTTTTGGTTAACTAACTTGTACAACTCCATCAAACTAATGTCACTTCTTGATTGTTTTTGCAAATTTTCTTTAGCAGGTATTAACCTAATGTTTTTAATATTGGCTATTACTTCTGGTGGCACATTGTTGTGGTAGCCATCAAAGATGCTATAGATGTGGTCTGCATGATACGTGTGCCTGCCTCGCTGTTCGAGTCTATCCACAGACCAACTCTTTAGGTTTCTCTCTGTCATGACCCTTACTTCTCTTGTGTATTTATAGAATGGTTCTACTTGTTCTGCGCATACTATCATGCCATTAGCTATTTTAGTTTTTATAGCTTTTTGGGTGGACTTTTGTGCCAAGGTTAACCCGTCTTCATCCACCTTGGATTTAGTTTCTGTCGCCTTGGCTGTTGCCTCTGCTCTGTCCATTTTTAAAATATTTTGTCTTGCAGCATTCTTGTGAGATTCGCTCCCATAATATGTCTCTCGCAAAGATTCTACTGATCTTTTATGATAAAGCTCTGTCAGAGTTAAGCCACTGTCAGGATCGATTGTAAGTTTCCTATCTCTCGCAGACTTTCTATTAGCACAAGATTTTGAGCAGCACTCCGTTTTTAATCTAGTAGAGTACAGGCTCCCACACTCTGCGCATGTTTTTTCGATTAACTTTCTAGCCATTTATTTTTCTGTACCATTCTACAAACTCATCCTTTTCAGTCTCGTTTGAGAAGAATGCTCTACCCATTCTCATGTCATATGAAGGGAATCTTTCAGCCATCTCTTTCTTGTTCTTAATCAAGAATAGTGATTCGTCGCCTTTGAGCAATCCAGATTCGAATCCATCTCTTGTTTGTCTGAAGTCGATGATTGCTGGAGTGTTTGACTTTTTGATTCCTGAGTTTCTGATTTCTTGGTTAGGTGCTGTAATAGGTCCAACCTTCTCCTGCGCTTCACTTCTTGTTCCGAGGTAATCAACATCTACTTTGTCCTTATTCAAAACAACAATCGCGCCACCCATGAACTCTCTGTTTAGATAGCCGTCGTATCCCGCGTCTAGAATTGCAGTCTCCAAATCTGTTCCGGGTTTGCGTCTTTTCAAAATTCCTTCTGGATCGTTTGTAGCATCATAGATGTTATTCAGCTTTGCTCTATATACGTGAACTCCACTTACCTCTGCCTCTGGCTTTGGTAGTGTGTTGGGAGTTTGTTGAAGATAGAAGTAGACCCTTTTGCGCAGCCGTTTGTCAGAAGAGTTCATAACTCTTTCCTTCTCTGCGCCCTTGGCCCCTGTGCCCCACATACTTCCAGACAGAGAGCCTACACCCGGAGTCTTGCCATAGTGGATACCGACGTACTCTTCACCAGCTTCTTCCTTTACTAGCTCTTGTGGCGTGACAGGTTCTGGTGGCAGAAGTCTTTCGGCTTCGATCTTTCTAATCTTCTTTCCAAGCTTCTTAGAAATCATTGTCAGGATTGATCCCTTCTGTCCGACGATTTCTTCAATCTTCTTTTTCTCAGCAGTCGTCAACTGGTCAACGGCTTTTCTAGACTTCCTTTGCTTCATGTATTGAACTGCGATCTGTTTAGCCTTGCGCTGAATCTTTCTGTCGTCTAGTGGCTGTTCAACCTTTACAGTCTTCCTACCAAATGCTTCGGTAATGATTACAAAGTCTTTCTCTTCGTACAGGGGGACAATGTCTTCGAATGTCATGCCCTCGATGAGTTGATCCGCAAACAACAACAAGTCTCTGTCGGTTCCCTCTTCTACTGAGCACTCTCGAATAAACTTTAGGCTGTAGAAATCAAACTCAAAGCCTTCCGAAATCAATAGGTCAATGATCTGCACAAACACAGATTTTTCTGCTTCGCTTAGAACGCAGTTATTAATTTTGTTGACGCATCTTTGGATTGTTGATTCCAAAGTTAGGTTTTTATTTACACCAACCAAGTCTGCGAAGAACTGCACAATTTTTTCTTTGTCGTGATCGAAGACTTCGCCAATTGAAGAAACGTTTTCGATCAGTTTTTTGGCAATATCAGTTTCAAAACTCTTCCGATATTCATGTAGTTCAACCACACCAAGCTTCTCCAAAAACTCTCCTGATCTTTGGAATGCAGAATACATTTCTTTGAGCGATAGGGAATTGAACAGCTTTTCGGTTTCCTTTACCGCTTCCAACAATGCATACTGGTCTTGCACGTCCATAGACTTCTCAAAAGCCCGCACAGGAGCCTTTGAGTGGAACTTTGGTGTGTAGCCATTAACGGTGAAGACTGAGTCCTTCGAAGCGGGTTTAAACGATTCTGCGAAGGTTTTCTCTGCTGGCCGGTGAGGTTCGATGTCTGTTAGCCACTTTCTAGAAACCCTACCTTCACGGTTTACAACCCTCACATAGTTAGACCCTCTATCTATGATCTTGAATTGTTCTGTTCCCTCTGAGACATAATCCCCAAGATTAAAAATCTTTCCGGCAACGTAATCCTCTCTTACCTGCTCTGCCTTTGAAATCTTTACAGAATCTTTTCCGTAAGCCTTTCTGATTTCGTTGAACATCGCTAGCTTCTTGTCAGAGTCTAGCTTTGACATTGCAAGGTTATTGAAATCCTTTAGTGCTCCAGCACGCGCCAGATCGCGAATCGCCTGTCCGTTTGCCTGTTCAACTTTGCTTCCGTCTTCTGATCTATCGCCAGCGGATTTAACTTCGACAGGAAAATCGAATCCGTCGAAAGATGATTTAAAAGTCTCTACTCGATCTTCGCCGACGATCATCTTGATTTTAGTGTAGCCCCTTTCAATCAAAGACTGTAGCGCGTCAAAGGGAGTCCTATACTCGATGGAGAAAGACTTTTTGTTTTCTGGGTATGCAGCAACAAGAAACTTCTTCTTATCCTCTGCCGTCAGTGGGTTTTTCTGATCATCCTTTGTCTGGGATATAAAAACAAAGTGATCGCCCGGTTGTGCGAATAGAGAGTCCAAAAGCTTTTCGTGGCCGATAGTCAGACCTTGGAATCTTCCAAAGGTGAACACAGCTTCTTTTGGTGCATTATTGCTTAGTTCTGAAAGCAGGGATTTGAAATTCTTCATTTTTGTCTATCGATAAATTTGTTGTTAACATTAACAACTACTTAGAAGGTTCTAGTAGTGACAGGTACTTTTCGAATTTTCGCTTTCTATCTTCCAACCCGTTCAACCCACCGTTGATTAGTTTGGTGACTTGTTCAATATCTTCGAAGTTGTTTGTCTTAGATTTAACTCTAGTGTTCCAATACCACAAAGAAGCCTTGAATCCAACTGAAGGATTCTCTAATAGATGTGGCTTTTGTTCTAGTGGAAGTCCAAGTGCTTGTCCCGCTCTTCGGTAGTTATCTCTACCCGTTAGTTGAACAAATGATCTTCCTTTAAATCTTTCACCATCTCCGGGTTTGACGTTGCCGAGAATCTTGGCGGTTTGAGGATTCCATTTTGGTTCGTATCTTCTAAAGTATTTCTTCGGACCTTGTTCAACCATAGAAGAAAAATTTCCTGTCTCGTGGGCGACTTGTGCCAAGAACGCCACTAGCTCGACGCCTTCGATCCCGTTTTGAATTGCTTTCTTTACGAAGTATTTCTCCATCTCAGACAGAGAATCAATTGCTCCAGATAGCACATTTTTCTTGGCTACAGGGGCTTTGAGTTCCGGCTTCTTGATATCCCCTTGCTGAACCTGCCTTACTTGCGGTGTCGGTTCTTTCGGAGGTTCTTTGTCCATCATTTGATAGGCACCGATTGCCCCAAGACCAAGACCGGCTGCACCGATAGCCATACTGCGAAAGTCTTCGTCCAAGACCTCTTCAGACAAACGAAGAAGCTTCTTCAAATCGTTCTTTATAGAGTCTAGATCGGAGTTCTTCCAAGTCTTAATAGAATTTCCACGATTATCCAACAAGTAGTAAATCTTGTCTTTGTCGTTAGACCTAAGATTCCTTTTCTGATAAAACCAATAGGTTCCTTCGGGAGTATCGAATTTCTTCATCAGTTGGTCAGACTTTTCTACTGCGACCTTTCTAACGCTAACGTCTTCTTCAAATTTGTTTTCTAGAATCGCTACAATGTCTTGTTTTAGTTTTTGTGTGATCACTGTGGTATTCCTTGTTGTGGTTGCTGATCCCAAGGCTTTTCTTGTGTAAAGTTTGCTTTGCTAAAGACCGATCTGTCAATTAGTTTTATGGGTAGATTGTCAACTACTACGACAAATCCTTCTCCGCTAACTGGAACCAAAGAGTCGCCATCCTTGACAAAAGCCCGCAATGCTTCGGTGTCTCTTAGGTGATTCAGAATCATCTTCTTTATCTTGATGATGTTAAGGTATGCTTCACAAAGACTCAGCAATTCGTCGTCAAAGTGTCTGAAGATTCTGTTATCGTTTACTTCGAAGAACTGTTTCAATCCAGTATAGAAAGACTTTGGATCAGTTTCTATCTGTCCGTTTCTTACTAACTGATTGGTATACTTTTTGAACATCTGGGCATTCTTTGTTTCTCTTATGATGTCAAAGATTTTTGGGTCAACTTGCATGCTACCCAATCTTTCCAACTCTTGCATTTCTTGTTGATTGAATGGGGCGACGGTCACATCATAGGGATTTACAACAAACACTGCTTGATGTGGGGTGAATGAAATTGCAGGGTTGTATTGTGCTTTAAAGTTTTGAGGATGATCACCTTCAAACTTTGTGTGCACCGCGATTCCAATCTTAGCAACAGAAATCTTTCTTGCGATGTCAGTTCCAACTTCAGCGGCATATACAAGAGTGTTTGCTTTGAAGGTCAACATCTTCTTGTTGTCTATCGTCTGCTGTTTGATGTCGTCTTCGGTGAATAGTATATCAGCGGAAACAATTCCTTTAGCACGAATCATTGGTAGGTATCTGAGAGCAACGTTAAGTTTTTTATTCAGCCCCGGAGATTCGTGATTTCGGTTTATGTCTTCTGGAGTATAGTTAATCTTTGGGGTCTTCTTGTTGAATAGAGATTTGGTTCCCACCCAAAATTTACCTTCTGCGTTAACTCCAAATGTGATGTTAGGTGAGCCATCAATCTTCTGACTCACCACAACATCTGTCGGCTTCCCGTTACAAAAGTCAATGACCCCATCCAAGGCTTTCTTCAGAAGTGTAAACCCTTCCAAACCCTCTTCGATGATGAAGTCCTCAAGGTGTTCGATATGCCCGAACTTCTCTTTCTTGGCTTCAGTTAAAACAAAATTTTTGAAACTCATAACAATTCCTTAAGAGTAATTCTGGATAACATTGGCAAGGAAAATCTTCTTTTTCTCTGGTTTAAGTTCAATGAAAAATGGTGATCCTGCTGTCCTGCCAATAAGTTCCGGCTTTTCTTTTTCTATTACCGGAATCGGGCTGAAAACTGCCAAAACATTCTTTCCGAAATCGTCAACGTCTTCCCAAAAAACAGAGAAGGCTGCGGCTATTTGTCTAAAGTCTGCTCTCTTCAGCGAAAACAAATATGCATTTAGCTTGGAGTTATCTTCCCCATAAGTTTGTTTTCTGTAATTCAAGAACAGTTCCAACGCCTTTGCGTTTAACAAAGCTTCCGCCTTGAATTGACTTTCGGTGCTGCCTCTTTCATTTTTTCGGTCAGGCAACTTTGGGGTATCAGACTTACGAGTCATTCTAGTTTGTAGAAGTCTGGCCTTTAGGTTCGCAATGCCTTGCGCGGTTTCTCTCGTTGGTGGGCCATAAGAAAGTTGACTCAAGGTTTGTGCAAACATCTTTACCACGTCTGGATTAAGACCTTCCAACATCTCACCAGAAACATTTGTTATAACCTTGTAAAGTTTCTTGGCGTATTCTTCTTTGTATGCTTCTGGGTCAGCGGCAATTGTCAACGCTCTGGCGAATCTAAGAACTGCGAGTCTGACAACTTCTCCCATATTCAAATAGTCGTTTCCTACCACTCTGAATTCAACATAGTTATTTTTCTTGTTTACAGTTACCGATCTTTCTTTGTTGCTTGCAATCAGAGAAGTAGAAGCCGCAGTGGAAAGCCCTTTCCGCATAAGCCCGAGAGCCTCTTCTACGTTTCCTCTTTCAATCGCCCTTCTGATTTCTCGTGCAGACTCGTCGTTGTATCCACCGACTCTATCAAACTGTTGAAGAACATACTCGTCACCAGAGAAAAGCACTAGCTTTACATAGTCAATCGTCTTCTTGTATTGGTCAGGAATTGAAAGATTGATGTGAAGTCCTGTTGTCGCGTCTTCTGAGGTGTAGGCTCGCTTAGCTCTGAGCCAAGAAAATAGTTGTTGCATCGCAGTGATGCCTTCTTTGAGCGGCAAACCTCCGTCTGGAGTTATGATCTCCATTCCAGCTTCTGACTCGGGGTCTTTTGTCTCCAGAGAGCCATCAGGCTCAATTCTCCACAACTCTGAGTGTGCGCCGAGTTGTCCGCCATGGTAACTGTTATATGCCTTTACACTAATGTCTAATGCATCTTCTAATTCAGAGGCGACTTCTTCCGCTCTGTCTAGAGAATATCCAGTGTCTTCGTCATATTCCGAAGAAGAACTTTCGTATCTATCGTCGGGCCAATCAAACCCGTATGCGTTTGACAAGTCATAATAAGTTCTATATCCCATTGCTTGACAAAATTCATAAAATCCGTAATCATCATTGTAGGAAAAATCTTCTTCTGCTTCGGATTCTAATTCACTTCTAGCGTCGTCGAGAAAGTCTTCTACATCAGATTCTTCTTGCTCTTCAGCAGACAATTTGCTAAACAATTCTTCTGCTCGGTCTGTTAGATTATCACTGATATAGTTTTCTGTATACTCAGATTCTTTTTCGCCAAGCCATTCGTAGAAGTCACTTTCTAAGGTCATGTAACTTCTGGCACTGGGCCTGATGTCAAAGAAAGTCGTAACATCATTTAAAGATTCTGTCCTACCAATATCTTCGTCTACAATCTCTGACTCATCATAGTCATTATCATCGTCGAACCCAGTCATGATTACTTCAGCCTCGAAGCCAAATCTCATGCCCTCTGCTTCAGGAGAGTTCAAAAATGCTTCAAGACTTGCTGGAGACTGGGAAACCTCTTGCAAGTCTTCTACGGATTCTTTAAAAAATTTCTTAAATGTCATGTCAATTCCAAAACAGTTATATACAGATTTACTATTTATTGTTCTTCTTTAGAATACAATTGTTCTAAAATCGGATACAATTCATGCAACTTTTGGTCTTTGACTGCAATCAAGATTTCTGCTTCTTCTTTCGAAAAGCCTTCGCACATCTCTACGAACAATTGCTCTCTGCGAACTTTCTTCAAAGTCGGGTGCCCCGACTTCGTGAAGATGTAGAGCCTTCTGGCTTCTTGCATAAGATTCGTTTCGTTCAAAAACAAAGACCTACCTTCAGGATAGCCTTCGGGTAGGTCAAATGGTTTTTCTTTTGCGAAGTTGTATTCGATAAGAGTTTGCAGAACCTTGTTACTTGCTATCAGACTTTTTGGGTCTTCCGCGCCGCTTAGGCTTTTCAACAGGTTCGCTATTTTCACTTTTCACCTCTTCAACTTTTTCAGTAGGCTTTTCAGAAACTTCTTGAGATTCACTTTTGGGTTCTTCCTTTTTCTCTACCACCTCGACCTTCTTAGGTTCAGTAATACCAAAAAGAACATTGTAGAAGTCTCGGTTGAGCCAAGGGTAAAGCTCTTCGAGAGCACGATCCTTCGCAAACACTAGAACTTCAGCTTCCGAGTAGTGAAGACTTTCCAAGAAAGTCAAGAAAATTGTTTCCCGTCGAGATTGGTCTAGTGTTGCATACGGACCAAATTTTCGAAAAATTTGAAGCTTCTTACGATCCTTGATGAGTTCGGTGATGGACAATCCCGCTGGAGTTGTCCTATCTAATTTAAACTTGTCAGGGTAGCTCGGAGATAGATTGAACTCCCAGTCAGGATCGAAGGCAACTTTAATGACATCGACGATTGCAGGGTTTTGTGTTGCTGCTGCCTTAATCGCTGCAACTTTATCCTCTGACTTTCCAACTTCTTCTAGAAGTTCTGAGACTAATTTACGCATTGTATTTCCTCATGGTTAAAACTCGTCTACACGAGTGAATAAAACTTTCAATCTATTTTTAATTAGATAGTCGAAAACTTTTGTTTTTGATCCCTTGACCACGTAGCTGTTGTAAGCCTCTACGATTCCATCTCGGATGTCCTGTGGGATGTAGTCAAAGTCAATCAGTATTCTATTTATGCGCATCCGCTCTTGTTGTTCTTCTGTCAGCCAAGAGTGGTCAGAATTTTCCAGAAGTGGGTTTAGGAACTTTTCAGTAGATACAGCCTTTTGCCTAATTTTGTCAACCAAGCAGTTAGGTGCGGAAAGAATGTTGCAAATACCGTCGCCTGCATCCCCCTTGATGATCTTTGTTAGAAGACTCTCGTTGACTTCCTTAACGGACTTCACGGTAATCAGCGAACCCTTTTTAGGAGAATATTGTTCAACTCCCTCAAACTTGTGTAGTTGAACGTAGTCCCCATCTGCTGACACAATCAGAAATGGCTCTGGAGACTCTATAAGCCCTTCTCTGACCTTTCTATTCTCTTGGACATACCGCAGCAACACCGCGATCACATCGTCGGCTTCTGCGCCTTCTACTTCAATAACCTTGTATGGGAAGTTTTCGATAAGCTCAGCCTTAACTGTTGACATACAATCAAAGATGTAAGACCAGTCGTACTTTGACTTTTCTCTAGATTCTTTTCGGGTTCCTTTGTAATAGGGGTTGACAGACTTTCTCCAATATGGTTTAGTCTTATTGTCAACTGCAAACACAATCTCGTTGCCGAACTTTGCTTTATACTTTGCCTTTATCGACAATAGGCTAGTGAGGATTACGCGACGAATTAGTGGCAGAGAGTCGGCATTGCCGTCCAAGTCTTTCTCTTCTAGGTTTCCGGTGATCGTGTTTATGGCGAAGGATGAAAAGTCAATTCCAATCATTATTTTTCCTTTGTGTTGTCATTAGCATCATTACAGTATATCAACTGATTAGCAGGATATCAAAAGTAAAAAGCCCGCTTGTGGCGGGCTTGAATGCTTGTTAGCGATTTTATGCGCTAGCTAGCTTTGCGAAGTATGCAGCGTCATCATCGTCATCATCGTCGATAGTAATGATTGGCTTGCGTTCTTGCTTTGGTGTTGCTGGAACGTCTTCATCAAATGTCTTCGGAATTCCGCTAGTCACCTTTGACTCTTCTGCCGCAACCTGATTCGAAACTGTTGGGGCAACTGCTGTAGCCAGATCGCTAACACCGCTTGACTGTTGAGTAGCACCAAGAACGTACTCAAGGCGCTTCTTAAGGTCGTCATAGCTCTTGTAGTTCTTTGCATCTACAAGATATTGTAGATCGTGAGCTTGAGCCATGATTGCCTTGGCTTCGTCCGCACTCTTGACAACCGCAGAAGTAACATCCCACTCTGAACTATCGTAGTTTGCTTGAGGCTTCTGTCCCGATACAGCGATCTTCTTCATGCGAAGCTTGAAGTTGCAACCTTCAACAAGATCGAAAACGTTGACTGGAGCGTCAAGATCGTTTCCTTGAACCTTCTCTGCAATCTTGTCGAAAATCTTCTTGC